AGATTATAGAGAAGTTAGGCTTTAATAAAAAGGAAGAACCTAAGAAAGGGTTCTTTAAAAAGTAATGGCATATATAGAACATAATTTTTTTCCTCTTAAGGTGTTTGTTAGGAATGAGTACATGTATCAGCACACTAAGGGTAAAGGAGAATTCACCCCGGGGGTTATCATTTCAGTTAGGTGTATGCCGGGTCAAGCTGCACTGTTTCAGGTACTGTTAGATAACGGTGTACTTAGAGATAAGTTACCATCCCATGCATTGCTTACTGAACCAAAGCTACCGGATCCTGATCTACCGTTTCATTACCTACAGATATGGAATTGTTTCAGTTACAACTTCACACTACTACAACTTAACTATCTTAGAGATGCACCTGTAGAAATTTATGCTAAAGACAGAAAATGGTATCCAGGTAAATACTATGCTACTATTAACTGGGGTAGTAATGATATGAATACAGATATAACATTGTCTGAAGATCCATCTGAACATAAGAGTCATCATATTATTTTTCTCAACAATGGTCAGATTGCACTGCAACCTAATAACAGGATTAAATGGTCTGAGCCAAGCTTTGTTACTAAACCTTTTCCTACTAAGCCTAACTACCTGGTATGTAATGAATTTTACAATGTAGAGGATTATGAAAAATGGAATACAGAAGATTCTGAAAGAATGTTTTATGATAATGAATAATTTTATTATATTTGCAGTGTTCATTTTATTAAATGATAAACTTGATTGATTTTTTTCTGCTAGAAGCCCTGGAATTTTTCCGGGGTTTTTAGTTTAAACAAAAAAAGTTTTTATATTTGTGTCACCAACAACACTGTATGAAAATTATATTTCCTGAAGAAGTACTTATTATGTGTTATAAGTACAAGATAATTCAAGACCCTAAAGATGGGGGAGGAAGTTTTAGCACTAGCAAAAATGAAATAGTTATTGGCACCAGAGATCTAGCTACAGATTCACACTATGTTTGGAATGTAATATGTCATGAGATTATTGAAGCTACTATGGCTGTAATGAGATTTAGATATCCTGATCCTTCTGCTGAAGATAACTATAAGTTTTTCATGGACCATAAAGAATTTGAGAATGCTGTGTCTGTTGCATCAGTTGCTCTTGCACAATTTAGATTATTAGATGATGACACTCCAGCAGAAGTTGTTGTGGAAGAAGCTAACTGAAGAAGTTAGAGATCAAGGGATGGATAATCTCCGTGCCCGGGAACTCTATGATGAATTAAGTAAATTATTAAATATGGAAAAAGATGCAGTGATTATTTCTATCACAGAAACTGGAGAAGGATTAGAGGTAAGAGTTAATGAGGGTGCTTACGGTAATCCACATATAATAGGGATACTAGAGAAGATTAAGTTCACTCTTTTGTCTGAAGATCCTCCTATGGTAGAGAAAGTCCAGGCTTCCAGCACCAGTCAAAAGTATGATGCGTAAATTTTTAAAACCAATAATATGAGTGAAGAAAAAAAACTGGTATATCAAGTACCAGAACAAGCTCCAGAAATTCTTGAGCACAAGATTATCCCATTTGGACATCAGCTAGTAGGACTAGATCCAGATAATCTAGATGATACTACAGTAACTAAAGTAAAGTTACTAGCAGCTGAAATGGCTGAGATATTAAAAACAGACTATGAGAATGAAAGAGGTCCGTTGAAAAGCCTACTCTTTGATCATGCATTAGGAGAGATAATCAATGCACAGATGTCAGTAGTAAAAGTATTAACTCTAAAAAATAAGTAATGAGCAAACCATTTAAGTTATTAAGAGGCCGCACTATTTTATTAAGTGTACCTGAAAGAAAAAAGTCAGCACTTGAGCTGTCTGCAAAAGATGAAGAAGCAATGATGCAAGAAGCTGCAAAGCTATGGAGTAGACTTACAGTTTATGCTATAGGAGATAAAGTAGAAGATGTCAAAGAAGGTGATGTTGTTTATGTAAGAACAGGAGCTCTGAATATGGAGCACATGGAGCGCATAGAAATAGATGGGCAAATCAAGCTTGTTCTTAATGAAGGTGACGTAGTTATAGTATGGTAAGTTATGAGAGGAAAACTTTATGATACATATAGACCAAGTCCAGGTGATACATACTCTCCATATAAAGGTATGGCCGAAGGAGTTTATGGAAAGGACACAAGTACTACAAAACCAAGCTGTCCAACAGCAGAGGAAATAGACTGGAGCAAAAGAGTTGTGGATCTAGGTGAACCACCAAGACCTGACTATTATGGTGGTAAGGATAATCCTTATGAAGTGTTTGAAGTATTAGAAGCCTGGGGACTTGATAAAGACTTCTATCTAGGTAATGTAATTAAGTATGTTGCTAGAGCCGGTAAGAAAAATAAATTAACTGAAAAGGAAGATTTACAAAAAGCTTTAGTATATTTACAAAAAAGAATTGACTCATTATGATACTAAAAGGAATCATGTTTATATTTGGTGTAATAGTTCTTGGATTTTTATTCTTAGTAAACAATGCTATGAGTAAACCCTTATATAATAAGATACATAATGTCTGGGAAGAAGACCCAGAAGGAAAGAAATATGCTAATTTAGCCTTGACTGTAATGTTATTCATTGCATTCTTTATGGGCTTAATGTTTTAACCTACAACTCTCCAAAAAGAAAGATCCTCAGTTTTTTAGCTGAGGATTTTTTTATGTGAAATATTTTTTGTATATTATAGTATATTTATAAAACTAATAATAATGGACATTTTAAATTTCATATCATGGATTAGAGGGCGCAGACAAGTAACTTCTGTAGACCCTAAGAAAACATTATTACCAGTAGGTCTTAAAGACGGAAGAAGAGATGATGGTTATATAGCAGGAGCTATTACTGTTGAAGATTTTGCAGCACAACTTGGTAGTTCAAATGAAGTATTAGGTATAAGTATATGGGCTAATGGATTTAAATCAGTAGGTTGTATTAATGAAGATATAACATTACCAACTCCAGGAAATTTCACTTATCCTTCACCATTAGCAATGTGTGCAGGTTCAACATTGACTATTCCTGTTGGAACAACTTTAACAATCGTGTAACTAATAAAAAATAAATAAAATGAGTCAATTAAACGTAAATGTAATAGCACCTCTTGGTTATACAGGTCCTGATTTACCAGGGGATAATAATTTTGTTCAGATAGTAGATAATGCTGGTGATACTGTATTAAAAATACCTAACGGAAATAATATAGCTATTGGCAAAGATGCATTAAATACTATAACAACTGGATTAGTAAATACAGCTGTTGGAGATGGTTCAATGGGTTTAGTTACTACTGGTAATGCTAATTCAGCTTTTGGAGCAGGTGCTTTAGGTGGATTAACTACTGGAACTTGGAATATAGGAATAGGACCTCAATCTGGTCAGACATTAGATAGCGGAAGCGAAAATGTATTTGTAGGTTATCAAGCTGGTTATGGAGATTTTGCTAATCCTCCAGGAAATCAAAATACCTGCATAGGAACAATGGCAGGATTTAATATGTCTGGATCACAATATAACACTTATATAGGATGGAATGCTGGATTTAACACTACAACAGGGAATAACAATGTGTGTTTAGGCAATTATTCAGATGCGGCAACTGCAACATCTAGTAATTCAATTACATTAGGTAATTCTTTAAACACAATATTACGTTGTGCTGTAACATCAATCACTTCATTGTCTGATGCTAGAGACAAAAAAGATGTTAAAGAACTAGGAGCTGGTCTTGATTTTGTAAAAGGATTGAAGCCAGTAGAGTTTGTATGGGATGATCGTGATGAAAAAGGCAGACATGATGTTAAAGATTTCGGGTTCATAGCTCAAGATTTAAAGAAGTCTCAAGAGGATGCTGGTCTTGCTGAGACATTGAAATTAGTTTACGAAGAGAATCCAGAAAAATTAGAAGCTTCTTATGGTAAGTTAGTTCCAATCCTTGTAAAAGCAATCCAAGATTTATCAAAAGAAATAGAAATTTTAAAATCAAAATAAGATGAGTACAATTAATGTAGATGTGGTTTCTCCTCAATCAGGATCTGACGTGACAATAAATGGTAATTTATTAGTTACAGGAACTAATAATATTAGACCTTATAAAGTATATAGTGCTATATTAAATCAGTCAGGAACCAATGCTCCTACAGCAATAGTATTATTGGATGAAATTGGTATTACTGGATTTTCTTATGTGGGTCCAGGAATCTATAATATTACTTCAAGTGGTGGGTTTACTACAGATCAAACAAGTATTGATGGTAATAATGTTGATTACAGTAATGGTGATACAATTGCATATAGGATTGGTGGACCTGGATTTTGTCAGATTTCAACTAGAACATTTGCTGGTGTCCAAGCTAATAATATTTTATTCAAGAATTTTATTGAAATAAGAGTATATAATTAATAACTAAATAAATAATCATGGATATTTTAAACTGGCTGTATATAAAATCACAGCAACTTATCAGAACAAAAGCAAATGACCCTAACTCAGACCTATTAGTATTAGGTGCTAATGTTGGGTTTAACAAAAGAGATGATCAGTATCAGACTTATGCAATGCCTCTTAAAGATGCAGTGCAGTCTGGTTGCACAGGTAATACTAAACATTATGAGTTAGATATTACAGCTACTAATACTGTAGTAGTAGATACTCCCCGTGGTATTATTGATATTACTGGTATGGGTACATCAAATCCTTTAACTCCAGATCCAGCTTTTGGTAGCACTACATTATTTAAAATTGATAATCCAGATTTAGATCTTACTGTAGCTAACAGAGATAATATATATTTACAATACTCAGTATATTATAAAGCAGCTACAACGGATAATGCTATTCCATACTTAATTTCTACAGGAGCAGTTAATGGATTAGATTTTAATCTTTATAATGCTAGTCCTACTGCAGAAACTAATGATTGGCAAGGAGCATTGTATGTATACTATGAATTATATACACTTAATTAATCATGGATATATTAAATTTTATTTCATGGATAGCTAGCAGAAGAAGAGTTGTTACATCAGCTCCTGATGATGCTTTGGTACCAATTGGTATCCGGACAGAAACTAGAGATGATAAGTATACAACTGTAGCTATCAAGAAATCTGACTTGATCACTACACCAGAACCTGCATATAAAGTGTATACAGCTTTATTAACACAGAGTGGTGGAGATGATCCTCTATCTATATCTGAAGGTACTTTAACAATAGGAGTTACATATTATATAAATGATACAGTCATTGATATGGATTTTACTAATGTAGGAGCTCCTAATAATAATGTAGGAACATATTTTGTAGCAACTGGAACTAACCCTAATTGGGGAACAAATCCATTAGAAGCTGCAATACTTTTTTATAACACAGGAGCTCCAGTAGTAACAGTACTAGAGAATACTATTGGGAATATTTGGTGGACTTATGTTGATATTGGGGAATATAATATTAATTCTACTTCTCTATTTAATCAAAATAAAACACATACGTTAATTTCTCACGCTCTTCCACTGGGAGATGATGCATATTTTGAATGTGAAACAATTGATAATAATACTTTAACAATACATAATAGGAATTTTAGTGGAACTAAAATAAATGGTTTTAGCAAATCATCAATAGAAATAAGAGTATATAACTAATAAACATAATATTATGTCAATAGGAAATTTAAAAGATACGGGAAACCAAGGTAATAACCTACCATACCAGTGGAAAGTATTACAAGGACTTCAAGCTATCCTAGATGAGGTAGCTCAACCACTTACTTGTGTTGATGATTCAGTAACTATATGTAATGAAAATATAGATGCACTAACTTTTACTGATGATGCTCTTAATGTAAATGTTACTAATCCTCTTGGTATATACAAAGAAGATAACCCCCACACCACTGGTGATTGGGGTTCATTTATACTTACTGTTAGAAATGATCTTAATACAGTAATGACAAATGCTGATGGAGATTATTCTGCTATAGCAGTAAATAATAAAGGTGCTGTAGCTATACAAGATGGTGGTAACTCTATTACAGTTGATGGTGGTGCTGGTTTATTAAGAACTACTGGTATGATTAGACCTGCTGGTGGTGCAGCAACAAACTTAAACTTGACTGTTCCTACTTTCTATTCTGTATCAGTTGCTAATGTGGGTTCTGCTAATGGAACTGTTTTAGGAGCAACTATTAAACCAGGAGAGGTATTAAACTTCTCAGCAGATGCTATTAATAATTACTTTAATTCATTTGCTTATAATGCTTCTGGAACTGAGTTTATAATCATTTATGTTGCATAA